CCCTACCGCCACAGTACCGACCCTAATTCCGAACAAAACCGACGCAAACACAGGGGTCGGCTGGGTATCTGCTGACATTGGATCGTTGGTTGCTGGTGGTGCAGAGGCTCTACGGTGGGCTAATGGATCGGTCACTATCGCCGGGGCGCTCTCCAAAGGCAGCGGCTCGTTCAAGGTTGACCATCCGCTAAAACCCAACACGCATCATCTTGTCCACTCATTTGTCGAGGCTCCCACGGCTGACAACATATATCGCGGTTGCGTCGATCTGGTTGATGGTGTCGCGACGGTTGATCTCGACGAGGCCGCGCGACTCACGGGCGGAACATTTGTTGCGCTCAACACGAACACCGATTGCTGGGTCAACAATAAAACTGGCTGGACTGCTGTTCGCGCGACAGTCAGCGGATCAACCTTGAGCATTGAAGCGCAGGGCAAACCCTGTACCGACACTGTGTCGTGGCTGGTAATTGGCGAACGTCACGATCAAACAATGATCGACGCCGATTGGACAGACGCACATGGTCGCGTCATCACTGAACCTAAGAAGGAAACAAAATAATGACTACCACCTACACAAACGAAGTAAGCCGCAGCGGGCTGATGAAAAACCCGGTCCCCATCGACGGCTCCGACGATATCATCCTGTTTATTCCGTACTCGCTGATTGCGACAGACGGTGCCGCGAAGGCACGGGATGCACGGATCGTCGAGTACAAAGCGTCCGACCTCTCCCCACCGTTTCTCCCCTACGCTGACATCACCGATGCCGTCTACGACGAGTGGATCGCAGCATTCGAGGCGTTGAACGTCGTCGATGAAGAGACCGGCGAGACGGCTCTAGATGTGATGAAGGCGTCTCTGGCAGAGCAATGCACAGCGATCCTTAATCCTGTGATGGTCCCGGTCTCGGTAGCAGAAGCAGCCTAGTGGATAATGAAATACTATTAAACGATATGTTAAATGTCTCCAAAGAATACAGCCCTTGAACTGAACGAGAAAGCGGGAGTGCAGTTTTCTCTGTCATTTCTCATTCAGATTTTAGGGACAGTGATACTTGCTGTATGGGGGTACTCGCAACTGGATGCGAGAATAAGTCAGGTACAAAACATATCATCTACTCACGCTGAGAAGTTACGCGGTATTGAAGCAGACATAAAAGAGAATCAAGATAAGCCAATACCAAGTGATCATGTTCAGAACACTACTCTATTCGCACATGAGCGCGAACTTAGAGAATTAAAGACTCGGCTACTAACACTAGAGGCGAGAATATATAATAAAACAGTTACACCATAATTTTAACAGAATACTAAAGGAAAATAAAATGAAAAGTGAAACCATTCAGATTCTCATGACGTTTTTAAATCGTGTTGATCTTAAAGGTGCTGAAGTACAGGCATATGTAGCAGTAATGCAAGAACTGTCCACAATGGCAGAAGAAAATAATATAATGCAGGAGCAGGTTCCAGTAGATGAGGGGTAGTCTTATCTTTGGAAAATAGTTAAAGGACTGGTTTATGAGTTTTCATAATATAATAATGGCAGCGGCGGGCGCACAGGCTTTTGTGCTTAATATTTCTGCGAATACATCACAGTATAATATTTTGACACAGGCTCAGTCAGTAGGTTATGACAACAGTGCTGGGGCCAAGATTATTGTAAATGTAGCGTCAGGTGTAACAGTAAGTGGAACAAGTACTTACGCCATGCAAACAGGGGCGCTACACGCTGATACAACCTTGACTATAAACATCACTGGTAGTGTAGATGGTTACACTGGTGCGAACGGTGGTTTAGATGCAGTTGGTGCGATTGGTGGCGATGCTATCTATTGGGAGACTGACACAGGCGGAATTGGCATCTATACTATCAACCTCACTGGCAACCTCCGTGGCGGTGGTGGAGGCGGTGGTGGTGGCGGTCATGCAGGTGTTCGCGCTACTCGACAGCATGATGGTGAGGGTATCTATTCGTGTGTGGCACCAGTTTATACCGGCTCAAACGGCAGTACAGGCAGTGCAGGAGCTTTCGGTGCAGTGGGAGCCACTGGCGCAAACGGAACCTACGACGGCGGATCAGAACATTGTATAAGTACATCAATCGGATCAGGCAAGGCGGGCGGCGCAGCAGGTTATGCTCTTCGTAAAAACGGCAGAACAATCACTCTAGATAATGACGGTGGCACCGTTGCAGGGACAGTCGGATAATGAAAATTTCTATGGTATTCTTAGGTTTAATATCTACAGTAGTTCTGTTACTGTCAGCCCCAGCCAGCGCACAAGAGGCTGTGTTGTCATTCATCTGTACAGACAGAGATCAAGCGGAAGTTCTAGCCGGTGAGATGACAGAGTATTCGCCGCCTATAGTAGACCCACGGTGGCCGTCGTGCACGCTAGTAGGCCGGGCGGTTGGTAGTATGAATGGTGCTCCCCCTCCTTTTATGGGGCCACTACGAGATTACGAGGGGGATCAGTTTGCCCTGTATACTGACGGGATTGTAGTTTTTATTATGTTCTGGATTAACAATTATTCACCGACTAATGAAGCTTTAGGTTAATATGTCAATTTCACAAGAGAGTATAGAGTCGATGAAAAATATTACTGACGGCGTGGCTGTCCTTGGCACTGTCGGCGTAATAATTAAATTATTACCTGCGCTTGCAAGCCTGTTTACAATCGTCTGGCTCGGTATCCGCATTTGGGAAACCGACACACTGCACCGAATTAGAAAATTAATAATTAAAAAACTAAAACGCAACAATGGAGAAGGTGCTTAACATGGCCTCAACTTTTACAACAAACATTAGGCTAACTAAACAAGGCGATGGTGATAATCCTAACACTTGGGGACAAGTTCTCAATGATGGTGTTATCAGTCTTGTTGATGCTGCTGTTGCTGGCTATACCACGGTAAGTTTAGGTAGTGCTGCAACTGTCACACTAACAGAAAATCAAGGTAGTGGCGATCAGTCGCGATCTGCTGTTCTACAGTTTTCTGGATCAATAGGGACTGCTCATACATCTATCTTTGTTTTAATTCCTAATAATTCTAAGACCTACGCAATTAGAAATGCAGTATCAACTAATGCTACAAGCAATGCAGTTATCATGCGTGTTGCTGGTAATGCTGGTGTAACAATTCCTAATGGTGGTAATGGTTATTTCTTTACTAATGGAACATCGGTTTACCAACTAGATAGTACTGGTCTAGGATTAGGAAATGCTTCTTTACGTACTGTAGGGGTCTGTGCTACAAACATCCCTGATACCTCTCTTGGTGATATTCGTTATGTAAAGGTATCTGCTACAGATACTATTACTGCTGCTAAAACATTTAATGCTGAAGTTGGGTTTGCTGCTACAGTTTCCTACGGTGATGCAGCAATGGTTAAAGTTTCTAGTGCTGTAAAGTCTTTCATTACAACTCTTACTGATGCAGCATCAATTACCTCAGATGCTAATGATGGTAATATTTTCCTTGTGACGCTTGGTGGTAATAGAACATTGGCTGCTCCTAGCAATATGGGTGCTGGTCAAACGGGACACTATTATTTAATTCAAGATGCCACTGGTGGAAGAACTGTTGGTTTTAATTCTGTGTTTAAGTTTGCAGGTGGAACAGTTCCTACTGCAACATCTGCTTCAGGATCAACTGATATCCTTTTCTATACGGCTAGAAGTGCTACCACAATTGATGCGGTAATGCTTAACAATATGACTAGATAATGACAAGTAAACTTGCAAAATTTGAATTTCAGCAGGGTTTCCATAGGGAGACCACGCAGTTTGCTGAAGGTGACAAATGGTTCGATGGTAATCGAGTGCGTTTCCGTGCTCAGAAACCTGAGAATATGCGGGGATATACGACTAGAGTAGCCACATCTTTTGATGGTTCTGCTAGAGATTTAGTTACATGGCGCGACACAAATAGAATTGCTCGTGCTATTTTTGGTACACCTGATAAACTATATGAAATGAATGGAGATCAGATATATGATATTACTCCTATCACTTCTACTGTAACTTTAGCAGGTGTTTTTGGAACAAGTGCTGGATCAACAAGAGTGTGTGTGTCTGATACTGGACATGGAAGAGCAACAGGTGATTATGTTTATTTTACTTCTGCTTCTGTTTTTGGTGGCAATGTTAGTCTGACAGGAAATGTCTATCCAATTATCTCTATTGCCAGTGCTAATGTTTTTACAATTGATGTAACATCCGCAGCAGGTGCTACTTCAGCAGCTACTGGAGACGCTACCTTTAACTACTATATGCCTACTGGTGCATCAGTAGCTACAAAAGGATTAGGTTACTCTGCTGCTATATTTAATGCTACTGAACCTACTTCGGTAGGGATAAGTAAAATATCAACTACAGAAAGTAATGTGCTAGTTACCGTATCTTGTGCTGCTGCTCATAATGGTACTGCTGGAGACTTTGTAGTATTTAGACCAGCTAATACAAGCGTGGTCCCTGCTACGGTAGGTGGTAATTTAATTCTATCTAAGCCGTTTATTATTAATGGTGCAGGAACAACAGTTAGTATAGGTGGTCCAGAGTTTACTATTGTATCTGTTGCTAGTACTCAGCTTATTATAAGTTCTCAAACAGCAGCTAGTGCAGCAAGTGCTATAACAGCCGATCTTAATATGACTGCATTGATCTATCAGCAGTCTGTTGGCAGAGGATGGGATAGTCCTTCTTCTGTAGATGCTAGTGATATTAATCTAACACTTGCTAACTGGAGTCTTGATAACTGGGGAGAAGACATTGTTGCAAATAGAAAGGGTACTAATATTTTCTATTTTGATAGTGATGCTAGTACAACACCTTTACACGCAACAACTGTTACAACTTCTCCTATAAGTGTAAACTCTATTATCGTTTCTCCTAATGATAGGCACTTAGTTGCATTGGGTTGTAACTCTTACTCAGCCACTGCTACAATTAGTGGACCATTTGATCCTATGTTAGTTCGTTGGTCTGACCAAGATAACAGAACAAACTGGGTTCCTTCATTAAGCACCACATCAGGTGAAGTTGTCTTAACTGATGGTACAGAAATTGTAGGTGCAGTGCGATCCAAGAATGCTATTAATGTTTGGACTGATAATTCATTATGGACAATGAGCTATGCTGGTCCTCCGTTTACTTTTAACTTTGAACAGGTAGGTTCTAACTGTGGATTAGTAGGACAACACGGTGCTATTGATTATAATGGTGTAACATATTGGATGGGTAGTGATAACTTCTATTCCTTTTCTGGTCAAGTAGAAACACTGAACTGTACAGTTAGAAGATATATTTTTGAAAACATAAACCAAAGTTATACTAATAAAGTATTTGCTGGTACTAACTCTGAGTTCCAAGAAATTATTTGGCTTTATCCTTCTACTGATAGTACTGAGTGTGATAGTTATGTTATCTATTCTCCTGAAGAAGGGTACTGGGTCTATGGGGATATGATCTTTACTACCTTTGCTGATAGAGAAGTATTTGGTAATACAATTACAACTGGTGCTACAGTTGGCGGTAACTTAGTATATGATAATGAACCGCCTAGTGTCTTCACTGCTAATGGTGAAACACTTACTTCATTTGTAGAGTCAGGTGATTTTGATATTGATGATGGCAATGCTCTCATGTATATGAGTAGACTTATTCCTGATTTTGATTTAAGCGGTGGTAAGATTAAACTAAAACTTATTACTAAACAGTATCCAGAGAGTACTGAAAAAACCACAAAAGAATTCGATGTGACAGAAACAACTGAAAAAGTTGATTTAAGGTCAAGAGGAAGGCAAGGGGTAGTAAGGGTATCTTGTAATTCAAATAATACTAGTTGGAGATGGGGATCAATCCGACTAGCAATCCAAGGTGATGGTGAAAGATAATGGCAAGATACCCTACTTTATTTAAAAGAAGATATTTTAAAGACCCTATTGAAATGTATAATGGTATTCAAAGATGGGGATCAGTTTTAGTACAAGAATTAAACTCAAGAGATTTACAAGTTAATAGTAAACCATCTACAAATATTTATACTGTTGTCACAGTAACAGAAATAGGAAGACCACGGAAAGGTGACATAGCATATTCAGCAAGCTCTGGTAAGTTTAAAGGGTATGTTAGTTTAGGAGCAGAGACATCATGGCAAAATCTGAATTAGGCGCACATTTTAATTTAGTAAACGGTAGTACGTATTTTGGTAATCTTAATACGGGGCAGTTTATTGATCCTACTCGACATAACTTAAATGAAAAGAACCAGACATTTGGGAATATAAAGAAAGTACAGTATAATAGTAATGATTACTTAGGTTCTCCTGAATCAGATTATGGACAGAATACATGAACATGCCAGTAGATCAAGCTATGCAGTATAGAGACATGGCTAACAAAAATCCTATAGACGCTATGAAAGTAGCTCAAGGGGTGCCTAACCCTATGCAGAATATGCCTAATCCTATGGCTTCTCAGCAAGCTCCTATGGCTCCTCAAGCACCTTCTGGACTAGCTGGTATGCCTATGAATACACAGGCTCCTATCCCTGTCTTTCAGCCTACGGGTGGCAGAGGGGAAGAAGACATGGATGTTAGGCAGAATGTAAATGAGATTCTTACTGCTACACTTCCTGATGGCGACTCGCTAGCAGCCAAGGCACTTGAGGTTCTAACTAAAAATGCCGGTGTAGATATTACTGAAGCAGTAGAAACACAGTATAGTTTAGTCGATACTCAAGCAGCCCAACCTTTTATGGAAATGGCTATGATGGAAGATGCTGATCCAGTACAGTTCAATGCTCAGTATGGCGGTGGTATTATGGGACTAAAGGCTGGTGGAGAGTTCTCAGGTAGAGTTGAGGGAGATGGTGGTGGTATGGAAGATAATGTATACATGCCTATTATTGAACGGGCTATGGGACAGCAAGTAGGTACACTTGACAACCCTAAACAAGTAGGTACACTAGCAGTTAGCCCTTCTGAGTACGTGATTGATAGTCATACAATGGCAGCACTAGGAAATGGTAATGCAGACGAAGGTGCAGATGTCATGGATAATGTTGTAAAAGATATTCGTAAAGATGCTTATGGAAATACTAGACAGCCCAATGAAATTAATGGCTTGGCTTCCTTGACATCTTCAATAAATGAGAGGACATAACGATGGGTTTCCTATCTTCATTATTCGGCAGTAGCAAGAGTCAACCACAAGTTACTCAGATTCAACAAACACAAAAGCTACCTCCAGAGATTGCTCCGAAAGTTGCAGAAGTTGCTGATGAAGCAAAACGACTTTACGATGAGCGGGTGGCTGAAGGCTATGTTCCTTTTGCGGGAGCTACTATTGCTCCCTTTACTCAGCAGGAGCTAGATGCTCAGGCGGCTATCGAAGGTCTTGTTGGTACGGCAGCACCTCTTCAGCAGGAAGCTCTTGGAATTACTCGTCAAGCTGGAGAACAATTTACTGGTGATGTAGCACAGCAGTATATGAATCCTTATCAGCAAGCTGTTATTGATATTGAGAAACGTAAAGCTCAGGAAGATTTTACAAATAGAATCCTACCGCAGTTTGAAAAACAAGGTGTAGCTGCTGGCGGTATGAGTGGTCTAGGTTCTCGTGCAGGTGTACAGGCAGCATTGCTTGGTGAGGCTCAGGGCCAGCGTCTTGGTGATATTCAGTCTAAAGGCTTACAGCAGTCTTTTCTACAAGGTCGTGCAGAATTTAATGCTCAGAAAATTAGAGAACGCCAGCAAGCACAGGATTTAAATAAAGCAGGTCCGGCCATGTTCGCTTCTGGTTTAGCAGAGCAGGGTGCCTTAACAGGTATTGGTGAGCAACGTAGAGAACTAGGTCAGTCAGCTTTAGATGAAGCATACTTCAGATTTCTTGAAGAGCGTGGTGAACCACAGGCTGCTTTAGCGGAATACTCTAATACTATTTATGGTAACCCTTTAAATACTATTCCTTCTTTAAACCAACAAAATACCAAGCCGGGGGTGCAGGGACCAAGTGCAGGGTCTCAATTACTTGGTCTTGGTATGCAAGCTGCTAGTATGTATTACGGTGGTGGCTTTGGTGCCGGTGCTGGTGCCGTTAAAGGAGCAGCAGAAGGTGGTCGTATAGATGAAGGATTATCTGGCGTGGTGTATAGACGGAAAGCAGGAAAGATAATTGGAGAAGAAGAAGAAAGAGTTATTGATAATAGAAATTCAGAAGATATAGGATTAGTTCTGTCGCAACTAGCAGCAGATTTAAGAGCATCAGATCAGCCTGACGGTGCCGCTAAAGCAAAACAGATTGAATCCCAACGAGTCTTTAGGGGTAAGGGTTATCAGCTACAAGATAATTTAAGTTCGTCTGCTAGACAAGCTGGTGTCTTAGGATTAATGGATCAATCTTCTAGCATTAAAAATCCTGTAGATACTGTTGTTCCTGATACAGATACTAATAAAGGAACTGTTTCTCCTCATCTATATAAGGGCGTAGGTCTTCTGGTTCCAGAAGATGAAGGAGGACTTTCTAGGAGTACTAAACCTGCTCCCCCTCCCGCTGATCCTAATGCTAAACAAAGAATAAGTCTGGAAGAAACGCTTCGTAGACAAATAGACGGTATGCGTGATAATGTTAATGAAAGAGTTGCTGCTGCAAGGTTAGCAGAAACAACGTATAAAACAGATCGTGATGCTCTTATGAAAGCAAATCGTGATACTGAGTTAGCAGCCTTTAATAAATTATCTGATAGTCAGACCACACGTCTTGCTGATGAAATGTCTAGACGTAGAGAAGAAGTCACTGGCCGTGATTGGAACATAACTTTATCCAAGGCTTTCGGTGTAGGTGCTAAATCATTTGGTGATCCTAATTTAAGTATTGTTCAGCAAATCTCTGGTGCTATGGGTGGCATGAATGAGACAATGGTTGCTGAAAGACTGTTGAAAAGAGAACAGCTTAGTGAACTAGATAGAGAAGAGTTTGATAAAGAGACTTTAATTATTGATAGAAAGCTAACAAGAAATCTAGAGACTATGCAAAAAAATAATGCACAGGATTTATCTGTTCTTAACTTAGACCGTGCTGGACAAAAAGAACTTGCTGCTCTTCCTGCAAAAGCAAGATCAGAATATCTTAGCAATGCAGAAAGCCTTGCTAGTATTATTGATGATATGAGAGCCGATGCTAGTAGTAGTAAACAGTTTAATCCTACAACTCAATTAGAAAATGGTCGTAAAAGAATTAACGCTTTGTTTACTTCAAAGCTTGATAAACACGGCAACCCAGTAGATTTAAATCCAGATCAAAGAGAAGCTGCTGAAGCAATGTATAAAAAGTTTGTTTCAGAATATAGGCAAATGTATAATTTAGACCCAACTGCCGCAGGGGGATTAAGAGCTATGGATTTAGCAGGACAAAATATAACTTTAGACGACTCTCCTTCTGCTGCACCTGCTGATACATCTATGTTAGATCAAGCGGTTGCTACTTATAATAATGATCCTTCTTCAATAAGCCCTGAAAAGTTACAAAAACTTAATAATGCTCTTATTTATATGGGCAGACCTGCTTTAGGAATTTAATACTTTATGGTTGATATTAATAAAATTGATTGGGACAATCTTGTTCCTAAGGCTAGTCCTAATAACATAGATGTTAATAAAATTGATTTTGACAATCTTGTTCCTAAGGCTAGTCCTAATAACATAGATGTTAATAAAATTGATTGGGACAATCTTGTTCCTAGTCCTATGGCACAGGCAGCAGCAGAAGGTCCACAGCCTACTGATGCAGCATTTACTATGGATAGTCTTGATACTAATGAAAAATGGATCAACGATGCCAAGAAGATTTATCAAAGTGAGAAGGGTGCATTACCTATTGAAATGCAACGTGATCCAGCTAAGCTTGCTCAGTGGCTGAAGGAAAGACACTCTGAGATTGGGTGGAGCCTCTTAAATGTAAAGGGTAAAGGCATAGTTGAGACTGCCCTGACTACATTTGATATGAAGCCCGAGGCCCAGCAAGCTTGGATCGACTCAATTGATATGTATGAAAAGACCGAAAGTGATTGGGGTTCAAGAGGCCGAGCACTTAGACAAGTTGCATCTGATCCTACTACAGTAGGTAGTTTGATATATGGTTTTGGTGTAGGCGGTCTAGCTAAAATAGCTGCTCAAAAAGGTTTGTCTAAAGTAGCAATCACTGCATTTAAAAAAGAACTGATTAAAAGCCTAAAGGAAGCAGGGTATAAACAAGGTGCGGTTAATCGTGCTGTTGCCCAAGGCGTGTCTCGTGCTATCCCAGCAGAAGTTCTAAAAACACACGCTAAGTCTGCTGCTAAGAAAGCCGCTGTTAAGAAAGTTGGCAAGGCTTCTGCTATAGGTGCTGGTTATTCAGGAGCATATGACGCTGCTGAACAACAGTTTGGCATGAATATTGATGATGACAAAGACTTTAGCTATGGACAATTTGCACTAATGACAGGAGCGGGTGCTGTGGCTGGTGCTGGTTTATCTGGTGTTGGTAAAGGCATCAGCAAGCTCAGAGGCAAACAATCTGAACTAGCTAAGTTTGAAGACGACATTGTAGGGCAAGCAGGTACTGAGGCAGCTTTCCGTAAGAAGAGTAACTTCCGTACCCCTGAAGTTCAGAAAAGATTAGAAGATGCTGAAGAAGCTGCTTTCAAAGACCTTGATGGTTCTGGTCCTAATATGGATAGCCGTGGGAAAATAATTGAAACCATTGGTAATGCAAACACATTCCTTGGTAGGCTTCTGAGAAGTGATGGCGCGGTGGCTAAACCTCTTGCAGATGCCGGAGTAGCCAGAGAAAATATTAATGCTCTACAACTACAAGGTAAAAGATTATTTAAAGCTTTTAAAAAAGAATACAAGACATTAAGTCAGGCTCAGAAAGATAAAGTTAATAATTATTTAAGTACTGGTGAAGGTGGAGATGAATTTTCAGAAGGCTTCCGAAAAGCTGTAGATGAAATTAGAGAATATATTCCTGCAAACGAAGTATTATTTAATACAGCAGCAGGGCTTAAAGGAAAGAACAAGTTAGGCTTTGGTCACAAGGATGGCGAAGTTTATTTTACTACTTTCTATACAGCAGAAAACAATCCTGCATACCTACAACAGATAAAGAATGCTGTGGCCGGTAATAGAGCTACGTGGTCTAAGGGTACTAGCGACGTAATAGCCAGCAGAGTTACTAACATGAGAAAGCTATTAGACAAGCAGGGCATTACTGAAACTGGAGACCAGAACGACACTATTATAGCTATGGTTAAAAGCCTTGCCAAAAGTGACGGTGATTTATTTACTGATGCTGCTGTACGATTATCTGAAAGTGTTCCCAATAGACCAGCCGTTAAATCTCTTCTTAAAAAGAAAGTCCTTGACAAAGAAGTAAGAGAACTATTAGGTGAGATAGATGATCCGTTAAAGAAAATACAAAAGACTTTTGATACTCAACAAAGACTTATAGGCCAAGCCCAGTACTTAGCTGCTGTAGATAAGTATGCTAGAGAAGTTATGGCAAAAGATGGTCTTGTTGTTATGGGCGGTTTAATTCCTAAGCTTCCTACTCGTATTGAAAAGATAGAAAGAAAAAAACTTATAGCAAAAAGAGTAGATGTTCTTGACGCTGAAGGCAATCAAGTAAAATATAAAAGCGGTCCACGCAAAGGACAGAATAAGAAAAAAACTGAGTATGTTAGACCTGAAAGTAACATAGATAATTTTGTAAGAGAAAACCTTGGTAACAGGGCTAACAATGCTCGTGTCCTGCAAGGCATGTATATGAGCGACAATATGGCTTCTTATATTCGTAACGGTGTGAACCTGTTTGATTCTAGTAAGCAAGCTAATAAGTTCATGGCTCCTGTTCAGAACCTTGCTGCACTAGGTCAGGCATCGCAAACTATTTTTGATATACCTGCCTATGCTTTAAACACTGTAGGCGCTATAACCATGACGGCTGCTAACGGACACATCTTAAATCCTTTTGTCTATAAAGCAGCTAGAGAAGCGGTTAAGACTACTATAGAACAAATAAAGTTAAACAATCCTGCTGCTATTGCAAAATTAGAAATGCTTAAAAGAGCAGGGCTTATTGACTCTGATCTTTCAGCGGAGATGATTATAAGAAATGTTAATCAATCGCTTACTAATCCTAAGAATATTCTAACCATTGGTTATAGAAAAAGTATTGAAAAGTTTGGTAAGGCTTATGGTATGCCTGATACCTATGCTAAGTTATTGTCTTTTGAAAGTGAACTTAATTCTGTAAAGAAAATGTTTCCTGATTTAGACACTACGGCATTAGAAAAGTTAGCTATTGATAGAGTTAGGGCAACCATACCTACATACAATGCAGCGGCTCCTCTTGCTCGTCAGCTATCTCGTTTGCCTATTGGTACATATGCTTTGTTCCCCTCTGAGATTGTACGAACATCAAAGAATGTTATCAAGCTTGGTGTTACTGATGTCAGAGATGGTATTAAAAATAAGAATGCTGCACAGATTAGAGCAGGGTTAAACCGCCTAGCTGCTTTTGGAGCAGTTACTGCTGGTACAGAAGCTATGATTAATAACTCTAATGATCGCTTAGGTATTGATAAAGATACTGCTTTTGGTCTTGAGCAAGTAATGGCTCCTTGGTATAAAAATACTGTGCGTCAGCACAACACTGCTCTTGTAGAAAATAAAGATGGTGATATTATAACTAACTTTAGAAACTCTTCTCAGTATGATGCTTATGATTTTGCAAAGCAACCTCTTAGAGTTATAATGGGAAGCCTTCTGGGCGGTAAAGAACTAACTGATACAGAAGTAGAAGAGTCTTTATCCGGTCTTGCTGGTGCCGCTGTTGGTCCGTACACTAACCCAAAGTTCTTAACTCAAGCATTATTAAATATTGTAGATGGCGATACTAAAGATCAAGGAGGTATTTATTCTGGTTCTGTTGGTGAGCAAGGGCTGTCCTTAGAAAATACACAACGCGCTTTGTTAGAATTAGCCTCGTCTTTAGAACCGGGAACCACGCAGATTATTAGACAATACTGGCTGTCTCTTGATGCTGAAGAACAAGCTGAAGAAGCAGAACTAGCTGCTGCAACTTCTAAAGGATTTCCGCTTGAACGTAAAGATATTGAATGGCACATAGGTACAGGTATTAAACCTCAGACTATGAATGTTGATAAATCTATTGGTTATACTTTGTCTCAAGATGTAAAAGCAATTCAGCAAACTGGTAATGAATTTGTAAACTATTTAAGAGATTTGCCTAGAGAAGTCTATAGTCCAGAACGCCGTCAAGATATCTTAGATAAGTATAGATACTACCAAGACTTAAAGTATAAAGGTATGCAAGACCTTGCTGGTAAAATAGATCGTATTAAACAAATAAAATATACTGATGCAAAAGGACAAGATAAAACTATTGATGGTAAAAAGCTATATAGAATTGTAAGTGATGATGGCTGGTATGATGTTAAGGATGACATTATTTATGCTGGATATGCTGGACAACCTCTTGACATTGTTAGCGAAGGTACAGCTAAAGAAGGTGTCTTTATGCCCGATGATCCAACCGACGAAGTTTTAAATCAATATATAAGAAGCAAAAGTTTACCTAGAGAATTAGTTAATGATTTGTATAACATATATCAAGAGTATGCTGGTATATCTTTAAGACCTCAAGCAGAAAAAAATTAAGGAGTATTTAAAATGCCTAGCGATCCCACTATGATTTGGAACGCGATATTAAGTATCGCATGTGGATCATTTCTATGGTGGATACGTGGCATTAGCCAACAGGTGCAAGATACTAAGCGGCGTATCGCTGACACACGAGAAGAAGCCGCCAAGACCTATGCGACTAAGGCAGACGTAGATAAAGACCTTGGTAAAATTATGGATAGGTTTGATAGACTAGACGCTAAGTTAGATTCGTTTTTGATAAAGGTAAAATAATGTTAGAGAATTTGTTTTTCACAAGAAAAGAAATGTCCTGTCACGGTACAGGTGAATGTGAGATGAACGACAACTTCATGAGGAGGCTGGTGTCCGTTCGTGAAAAGTTTAATACTCCTATGATTATCAATTCAGGTTACAGACATCCTGCTCATAACTCTGCTATCAACGGTGCTACTCGGTCACCACATATTTATGGTCGAGCAGTTGACGTAGCTGTGTCAGGTAAAGATGCTTACCGTTTAATTCGTATTGCGATGGAGTTAGGGATGACTGGTATTGGCGTAGCCCAGAGAGGCGCAATTGAGAGAAGGTTCATTCATCTAGACGATATGAACGGTGAAGACCATCCTCGCCCTTGGGTGTGGAGTTATAAGTAAAGGAAATAGCGATATCAACGTTAAGGGGGTAGGGAGCGCCGTACAGAGCATGTGGATTGTTTAGGCTAGGTTGCCTCCCCAACACTCTCCAAAGGCTCTCCTGCCTCATCCTCAGCAGCGTTATTCTCTGATTCTTCCTCTTCAAAGAACAAATGTGCATATTCTGTCTTAGATATCAGGTCGATTAGTTTTTCTTGGCCTAATACGTTAAGGCATTTTATAATTGCAGTTTCCAGTGTTTCGCGATCTTTCGGTACGCCTGTATCTGAATTAGCTCCTCGTACTCTACCTAATAATTCAAGTGCTTTGATGGCGCTATTAGTGTGTCCATTAATGGCAGCATATGAGTACTGCTTTTCAATCTCTTCAATAACATTCACATTAGTTTCAAGTTCATTCTCTAATGTATGAACTAACTCTACAACCTCGTCCATCTGTAGAAGTCGGTAGCCTTGGTTATAAGCTGACTTATCCGAATACCCTGCGGCCTTAGCTGCCTCAGTTGCATTGCGGTGCAGCACATAAGCCTGTGCAAATTTTGATTGCTTCTCATTTAAACTCATGATTAATATTTCATGTTGTTACGAGCAACGCCCTTCCACTTCTCAGCAGTACGCATACCACCCAAACCAAGCAGCGCCATAATAAGGCCAGTAAGTTCTGTTGTCTCTAACACAGGTAAGTAAATATCAGGTGTAGTCATTAACAGTAGCCAACTAATCATGGGAGCTAAGATAAACTGCCATGCTAAAGCAAAGCAACAGACCCACATGATAGCAGGTCTTGCTCCGCTTACAAAGACAGAAGGATGCTTGGCTTGTTCAATGTTAGCCTGTGCCTGTGCCATATCTAGTGAGATAATCTGAGCAGTAAGCTCTGACTCTAGCTTAACACGCAGGTCTTTATCCTCAACAAACTTATCAAGGACTTTACCCGCTACTCCTATAATTGAATCTACAATCATTATGATCTCCTACTTTTGTTTAAGTTTTGTAACTTGTGGATACATCTCTAGCTTATAGCCATCCATAATTAATTCGTCAGTTTCTTTATCTATAGTATCAAAGAACAAATATATTTTTAATTCAGGATACTTAAAGGACATATCAGCAAAGAAATTTAGCCATGCTCTAGGTTGGAAGACAGAGATATGTACGTTAGTTCCATCAGCAAACTTCTTCAAAGCAGGGACACACGCAATATTAAAGAACACCATCTTACCTGCATAGGATAGAATTTCATCCACAACCCACTTCAAATCTGTCTCTGGAATATGTTCCAACACATCAGTACAAATCACTGCATCAAAGGTGCCTTTCTCCCAAGGATCAGGCAGTGTATTATGCTCCTCAAATGCGGGATCATATAACTTATAAGAATCTAAATTCCAAAGCTCTCCGAGAGGCTTATCAATTAGATCGGATAAGTCTTTAAATCTGTCACTATAGAGAATGCCCTTACCAGCACCGTAGTCTAGCAAGCTAATACAGTCATTCTTTTCTAGATAGCTTCCAATAATATCTACAAATTTGAGAAGGCTCTTACCATTAAACATGCCATCGGCTGCTTTATGCATGATTTTATATTCAGAAAGAAGCTCATGGTATTTTTCAGACGCATTGTATTTATACGTAGCTGACTTATAATCAATCTCTCTGTCTGGAACATGCCCCCACTTAGAAATTTTAGTTTCTTCCCAGCTATCCTCAGTCATTGTAGTAGTCCTTAAATTGAGGGCGCTTGTCCCTGCTGTTATTTATTTTCCAAAGATCAGCAACCATTGTATCTTCTCCGTGAAATTCTAACACACCATCCATGCCCTGATCTGCAAATACTTTCTCACAGTCCTGCGCCATAGCCAGAAGCTCACCTGTAGTCCAGTAAGTTATATCTTCCACACTTACCTCAATATACTTAGGCTTAGGAACTTCTCCTCCTTCTACATCACCTGTAGTCTCTGTCTTCTCTTCATCGCTAGGCGCATCTCTACAGCAGTCGAAGCCCCATAGATGGATGTTTCTAAATCCCATCGTATGAAAGATTCCGATAGCTCGCATGGCTGCACAAGTACCGCCCGTAATAAGCGTGGCCCCTTTTGGGATGCCTAGATTATCTTCTACTTTAACCTGTTGATTATGAATCTCTGTGCCTTGTTCTTTTTCCTGTCGTAGGGAATCAGTATAGGCATGCCATCCATAGATAGAAGCTTTGTTCTCTACAAGTAACTCAGTGACAGAAGGATCGGTCATGGAAGCAACAAAGAATTTAGTATTCTTGTCAAGATTTTTAAATAAATCTTTACGTATAATATTATGTGTACTCTTGCCTGTGATGGGGCGAGGGTCTAAGACAACACAGCCCCAAGGCTTTATACCATGAGCAAGTAAGTGTGGATATGCATGTTTAACTGTAAGGATTTTAGCATGAGGATTGTCCTTTATAAACTCTTTCAACGCATCATAATCTAAATAGGGTCCAGCAGAAACAATTATACCCATCTCTCTGTTGGCAGGATGTTTAGTAACCCATTTATTATCTCCAATAAGTTTCATATTGGATTGAATATTATTGGTAATATATTCTCTAGAAACTGAATCTCTAGGATGGACAATGATAGGAACACGCTTCAAAGAATCTGGGACTTCTTCTGTCTCTTCATTGCTTAAAAGAACTGTCAAGTGGGTATGTCCACCATCAGCTACCTTATCTCCAGAAGGAAGGATATACTTTCTAATTGTACTCTTCTCATCGAAGACAGTCCACCCATCCTCTACGCTAGGCTTCTCCTCTAGTTTTTGTGTAGCAACGGCGTCGAAAACTTTCTTAACCCCCTGTGCTTCCTCTGCTGGGAGCTTGTCGTCATCATCCTCTGTAAAGTAATGGTCCATGATTACAATTGAAATATCTTTTAAAGACTGGTATTCAATCTCTACAGTTTCTTTACTGTTGCCGCTACCAATAAGAGCAAGCTCGTAATCCTTTTTACTCTTGTCCATGAACTTAGGCAGGGTGTCTCGTACATTTCCCTTAACTAATTCAAAAGAAAATTTCTTATCTTCTTTCTTTTTAATGTGTTCTTGAAACTCAATAAGCCTAGCCTCTACAGCCTTAAATGTGTTATGAGGTTTAGCATTAAATTCTAGAGCATCTGTCTCTGAGGTAGCATCCTCAAACAAATCAAAACCAGTATAGTGTACAGTGTCGGTGCTATCAAAAGCAGCTAACGCCATTTCAATAGCACGTCCTGCATTCCATGTACCTGTCTCTAGTATTGTGCTTGGCTTATAAAATCTAATTAAGTCTGCAAGCTGGCGATATCTATTGGGGAGAATGTCTGGGGATGTTTCAGTATCAGATAACTGAATAATTCTATTGCCTTCTTTATCCCTTAATGCAACATTCTTTCTATCTCTAAGACACGCAAAAAGATCATGGACATATGATACCTTATTGGTAATCTCATGTACGCGCATACCGTGTGCAACATAAATGGTACGTAATCTATTTAGGATAAAGCTATCGTGCCACTCACGATAATTTAGAAACTCTCCAGAAATAAATGCTCCTCTGAAATCTCCAAGCAGTTCAACCGCTGTCTCTCTGGCAAGATTGTATGCAACAAAATGACCTGAGTCCTCCAGACACATCATGTCAATCTTTTCGTTTCCTTCAGGGAAAAGCTTATCAAGTTCTGTAACTGTAATCTTTTTCTTTACAATAACATCAGGATCAATCCAGATCATCCATGCATCAGCATTGGTGAATGCACATTCTGATAGTGCCAAGACACGGGGAAAGTATTTATGAGGGTCGAGGATGTCCTGATATGGTATCTGTCCTCCCTCAGTTCCGTCGTTCTCGGCATACTCCTCACTGAAGGCAGCATACTCTTCCATCTTTTCAATGTCATGATAAAAAATATTAGACCCTGTAGGTAGAGAATACTTACTAATATCTATCTGATAATGATAACAATGAAACTCAATGTCTGGCGACCATAAATCTTTAAACTGATTTAATACTACATTCCCTGTTTGATTTAATGTCTCTTCATTAAAACAAGTTACAACTTTATATTTCATTAGTCAGTCCGTGTAAGAGTAAATAAGAATAGTCCATGTTCCATTCGGCAGCGTACTGAGCATCAATAGTTCTCTGGCACTTCCAATCTTTAAACCAAGGACCACCAGTTGTGAAGTGGACGTTCTTGGCTTCTAGCTTCTCATCTGAATGTCCATCAAGCCAGTTCCAGTCCTCTGTGATCTTTCCAATATCAGATGTCTTATCAGAGAGCCAGCCAAACTTATGTAGCCAAGACCCACTGTTTGAATTGATCTCATTAATCGTTAGCTTCTTATGTGCAGGGTGAGCACAGTTCCATAACACAAAGCTAGACCAGTTCTTTCTAAAATAGTTCCCCTGTAATTTACCGTCCATCTTAACTGTTTCTGGAGGAGCATAGTCATGCTGAACACAAAACAAAGGATAGAAGTCTGAGTACTCTTGGGTAGTATATTCCTCAAATAAATCATTAACATCTGTACGCATGTACATATCACAATCCATGTATAAGGCCCACCCCTCATACATATTAAGTGCTGGTACAAGGAACCTCGTAAAACTAAAATCAGTAGAGAAAGGGCGACCATCTTTCAGATCAATGAACTGGTCATCAATAATGTCAAACTGCCGATAGAACAAGCCCATGCGCTCAACAGTGGGGCGCTTGATAGGGATAATTCTTACAGCTTCTGATGCCGTGCGCTCAATAGCAAACTTACATACATCATAAGCTGTCTGTTCGCGTGGGTCGTATCCTATGTACACAGTAAAAGGTAATTTCTTAGACATATAAATAGTTGTAGAGAGGAAGCTATGGCCCCCTCTCTACATCCTCTCATTAGTTAATTGTAATAGTCTTGGGTTGCTTTTCCTTCGGAACCTCTCGCTGAATAGATATAGTTAAAATACCATTAACGAGTTCAGAACCAACAACTTCCATATAATCACTCAGTTGAAACTTCTTTAGAAAATCTCTTTCTGCAATACCATGATAGTTAGAGTTATATAGATTTTCACTTCTATCCTTTGTATCTCTATGTCCTTTGATGGCAACCAATCCATCTTCAACAGTAAGTTGTAAATCTTCCTTTGCAAATCCTGCTACAGCAAGACGCAATTTAAAATTATCTTCGTCAATCTTAGCGATGCCGTGTGGAGGATACTTGTCGCCTCCTCTGTTAAGCTGGTCTGTGATGGCTTCTAGTTCTTTAAACAAAGAATCAAACCCAATTGTATAGTTACGTAATGTTTCCATTGCGACATTTGCCATAATATTTTCTCCTTATTTAGCGAGTTGGTGAAGCCCTACTTCAGCAGCTTCATATATATTATATAGTATTTTTACATATAATGCAAGTCTTTTTTACACACCGCACACACCACCGCTGCCACTGATGTCGCAGATGTCATGTGTCTGTACATTGTCTTCAAATTCTTCGCCCAGCTTCTCAACTGCTTCCTCATAAGGAACAGCAGTCAAAGGCTGACCACCACGGCACCCATCAGGGAAGCAGGTAAAGCCGCGCAGCCTGTGTGCATACTTAGCTAGTGTCTGTGCAAAGTCTTCTACACCATCTTCATTGTTGTTAGGTGTTCCCCATGCAGGGAGATTGATAGTGCTAGAGATAGACATGTCTACGTACTCTTGTACATTAGCTTGGAAACTTAGTCGTCGTTCGTAGTCAGTGGCAAGATCAATTGCTGATTCAATTTCCTCTGGCTTAGTGCCATACAGATCAATCATCTCTTGAGCAGCACTGTCTACCACATACTGATAGTGCCACTTCTTTGACTTGAGGTAGCGTCGTTTGTATGATACTGCGAATATAGGCTCAACACCTGTGGAAGTTCCAGCCAGAATGCCGATTGTTCCAGTAGGTGCAACCGCTCTAACCGCCGCTGGTCGTGAAACAGATAACGTCTTTGAAAAATCTCTGGCGGTTCTGTCGGACTCTGCCTCGTAAACTTTAAGCCAGCGATGCATTTCTGGAGTGGTCTCATATTTGTGTCCTCGCTGGATAAGCCATTCGTGAAGCCCCATGAGTCCAAGCCCAAGCCGCCTGTTTTTCTCACGAACAGTTTTAATCTTATCATAAGGTAACTGCGCTCGTAAGGTTCCACACAGGAGAAACTTAGTTGCGAGTTGTACAACATCTCTGAGTTGGACGAGATCGTCAATCCTAGCAAAATTAAGACTGCCAAGATTACAGACATCACTGTCATCTTCAGACGTAACTTCAGTACAGGCATTACGAAGTGTCTCGTTTTCTTTCTCAAAGAAGTTAAAACTAAATCCGGGTTCGGCGCTTCTAAGAGCCTGTTGTACATTGTACCTAAAGACATCTCCAATTTCTCCTGTCTCCCAGTAGTTCAACAGCCAATCAGTATCATAATTCACACTGATGTTAGTCATATCAAGAGGACAGGGGAAGTCAAAGTCATCCTGCTTAACATCAAAATAAGTCGCACCTGTTTTTCCCACGGGCATCTCATCCCAATTCTTAGCATTGAGAAACTGCATGATGTCTGGATGCTGATGATTGAGTGAGGCATAGATAGCACTGCGTCTGCTACCACCCTGCATAACCCTACGACCAATCTCATTGATCATTTGCATCTTAGGGATAGGTCCGCTGGCTGTGCCACCCGTACTTTTAAGGGCCGCACCTTCTCCACGATAGATAGAGTAATCAATACCAATACCCCCTCCTGTCATCAAACAAGATTCAGATTTCCATGATAGATCGGCCCAGTCTTCTCTGGTGTCTTCCTCTGCCCGTAGCAGATAGCAGTTGTTAAAGAATTTCTTTTCCCGTCCTGCATAATATAAATATCTACCGCCCGGAAGGAAGCGAAGGTTAGATATATGGTCGATCAGTTCGTCCTTCTCGTCACGAGTTAGATGGTTCTGACACACATCCTCAACCAGAGTACATGCCAGTTCATGCATAGTCTCTGCACCTGTATGAGAGTATTTAGTATTAAAAATGTCTTCACTAAACTTGGACCTGAACTGTGGGTTTCTATTTGACTTGTACATACACTTCCCCTTTGTACTTCTACTTGTTATAATATAATTCTAAAATTAGTTCTGCATAGTGAATAGCTTTCTTAATGTCTTTCTCCCCTTCTCCTTTGGTACGATGGCGCGTGATATACTTTACTACATTACCCTCAAAGTAGTCAAGTTTATTAGCATGAATATATTCTACTGGCTGGATACCGCAGTCTTTGTAGTGATTACCTCCGACCTGCTTGGTCAGAGTATTGGTGGTGTCTTTTTTAGAGTGTTTTATATAGTAACCATCTGATTCTTTCCTAAAGGAGGATGTTAATTCTTCTTCTGGCATTCTCTTGGTCTCCTGTTTCCATGACCTTCAGAGCAAAGCTTCTTACCCTGTGTGGTTCAAGCCCTGCATGGGTGCAGATTGTTTCAAAGTCTTCACTTGTCACACCGATAGACGCAAAGAACCATGCCTTAGCTTGGTCTCGTTCAAGTGTTATGCTGCTGGCTTCATATCTTTGTTTCTCTTTAAACAAATCTAAGAAGGCTTGTAAGATAACAGATACGTATAAAACTTTATATGGGTCTTTGTTTAATTGATCGTACAGAGGATCAAACAAGTTATCATCCATCTGTATTAAAATCCTGTACCGGCCTGTAGAACTTACCGCCTATCCAGTTATTGTAGTAGGCTGGCTCGTCTGTGCCTTCCAGTGTCGCCGTTAGTACGTGTCGTGTCACCTGATGGTAACACTCATAATACTTCAAACTTCTCTTGTTTTTAAACTCTCCTAGAATTTCAAATCTAAAATTGTCTTTGCCGTGTTTATCAATGTCTTCCTTGAGGTGACGACTAGAACCTGCATATACTTTCCAGTTGGATTCAGACTTCTTCTTACCCTTACGGAAAGACCAGTACTGCTTACACCCTATGTAGGCTTTCTTTGTTTTCTTGTTTGTAATGCAGTAAACAAATCCAAAGTATTTGTGGATGTTGTTGTCCTTATCGTACTCCCAATGCATTTATTATATAACCTCTTCAACATCAGGTGTCTTGTTTACTTGGACAAGATGTCTTTCACCCGACGCATATTTAAATGTACGTAGTCCTTGGCCTTGATTTGCGTCTTTCCAACATTCTCGATTATGGCGACAATACACACAACCAATAGGAAGACGCATGTTACCAGACTTACCATCAGGAATAGCAGAGTAGCACCTATCAGGGAGCGCAGCTTCTGCGGCCACAACTTTTTTAAGTTCTTTAACACGTTCTCCAGCATTAATCATATCCATTGCATGTATTTTTGAAAGACATATCTTCCCAGTTGATTTATCAATTACCAAGAAGCCAGCTTCATCTAGGCCATTCGCTTCTGCATAAGCAGAAATCTGTGCGATGTATCCAAAGGGATCGTCGTTCACTAGATCATTGCGCTGAAACTTATCAAAGCCCCTGCCTGATGCGCTCTTACAATCAATAAGAACACCATCAATAAGGGAATCTTGATGCCCCTTAACGCCCTCTAGGGTTAGCTCTCGCTGCTGGTCGGTGACTTCGTGTCCTGAGACAGTAGCACATAGCAATAAGAGTTCTTCTAGGATATACCCGTATAAGAATTTAATTCTTGTGCTTGGTTCAATATAATCTTCAAGTGTTTCATCTCTTGAGTCATACCATAACTGTCTGTTTGGCTTACCAATAGCCGATAGCCGTAGACCCCTACGATCCCTTGGAGTTTCATTCATGAATTCTTTAACGTGTGTCTTCAACATCTCTCCAAAGGTATCAATGTGCTTGTCTACCTCGGCTTCATCCATATCAATAGGATTATAGGTGAATAGATTATATATATCTTCAACTAAAGTATCAATTGTTTTTGTCATAAAAATTAGAGGGACATCTAAATTAATAGATGCCCCTCTTCTCCTTTCAAATTACGAAGCTAGGGGGAAGTCTACAGCCTCGTTATTCGTATACCCATCAGGGACCACATCAAAATCAGGGCCGTTGCTTGCATACTCAACAAGCTGACGTACCTGCAAGGAATCAAGATATCCCTTAACTCCTTCTTTACCACCAAAGGTCCATGCCTTCGGGAAGGCTTTAGCACATACCTGAGACCCGTTTCCAATAAGGGTATTAGAGGGGAAGGGATTACGCTTCGCATCCACAACTCTAATAGTACGGGGATCACCCTTAAATGTAGTGGTAAACTGCTTCAATGTGACAAAATTACCACGCTTATCGTCTGGCTTTTCGTTACTAACATTCTTAATAGAGAGACCAGCTTCCTCCGCAATCTTCATGTTGTCGGAGTCAAGGTTACACACATCAATAGTGTACTCAGGCTTCTCCGGGTTAATCATATTAGGCTCAAAGATTTTTGCCCAGTAAGCTTCACCAGTGAGGAAGATAGGGTCTGCATATTCGTTAGTCATTTTAATTTCTCCTAGAGTTTCTGTTTAGTTTCTGCCTTGTCTACTACACAAGAACAAACATTATAACATGAGGCTGACACGAAGTCAACACTCTTCTGTATTTTATTTTTGTATCATATATTAGTGGGTCTCTGCCCATGTTTTTCCTACTTTATATTCTGAATCTAAGGGACATAAAACTCCTAGTATTTTCTCAGTGTCCAGAATAGCTTGCTTGGTTATCTCACAAAACTGAGGAGTATCTTCTATACTAACTTCAAACTGATACTCATCGTGAATAGATGCCACAAGCTTGGCGTCTAATCTTTTCTGATTTACTTGTTTGGTTATCTGAACTAACCATTCTTTACAGATGATTGCTCCTGCACTTTGCAACAAGGTATTGAATACAGCATGTTCAGACCGTATCTGCAACCACCTACCATCTAATCCTTTGATGGACTTTTGGGTTGCAGCTTCAGTGACTTGTGTACGAAGTCTTTTCAGGGCTGGCATGTTGTTTAAAAATTTTTCTATAAGCTGCCTACCCTGCGCTGACTTTCCGCCTACAACATTACCAATCTTAGCAGGACCAGCACCATAGAGAAAGGCATATATAAAAGTCTTTGCCTGATCTCTGTTGGTTAGACCTGCCATCTTCATGTTGGCCGTGTGTACATCTCCATTAACTACTTCATTTATATACTCCTTATCTTGCATGTAGTGTGCAAGGCACCGTAGCTCTAGACCAGAAGCATCAGTACCTACTAAGTTGTAGTTGTCTGGGTCAGAGATGGTCCATAGTGATCTAAACTCTTTGCCATACGGACTGTAAGAGGCAGGAACCTGTGCCATGTTAGGACTATTGTGAGCCATGCGGCCCGTGATAGTCTTGAGCGTCATCACCCTGCCTCGTACCTTGTTGTCATCGTGACACTCTTTGATCCACGATTTGAGCATACCTGTTCTTTTCTGTAGCAGGAAAAACCTACTGAACATCTGAGCTTCTGGCATCTTGATGTGGCTTAGAGTTTCTTCATTGACAATAACATTACCTTTGTCTGTATGCTTAGTAGGCTTCCAGCCTTTAGCCATCAGGCGTTCTGCTATCTGCTTACGAGAAGCAATGTTGAAGGGTATGTATTTAATCTTTGTCTTTAGTTGTAATTCTTTAGGTGGGAACATCTCAGTTGCTGTAGCTATTAAGACTTCCTCTTCTTCTTGTAGCTCAGACAGTAGCATCATGGTTCCACGAAGGTTAAGAGTAAACCCATTCTTCTCCTGCTGATCTACGATTGCTCTAACACAATTCTCTAGTCGCACACTCTTTGTAGAAAATCTTACTCCTTCTTTGTCTAGTTGCTGTGCCACCTTATGTGTAAGTCTAACGTCCTGCTTACAATACTCTAGCATCTCTGGTGTATAATAATCAAACTCTTTGAACTCTATTTTAATATCACTTAGTCTCTCACCCCACGCCTTGAGAGAATGTCCTCCTTCCCTAACTGGGTTGAACAACTGTGACTCAATGAGGGTGTCACGAATTTGCCGTAGCTGTATTGTAGAACCTAACAGTCTGTTTAAGACAGGTGCATCAAAGCTAATACCATTGTGCATTATAAATTGTTCTACATTCTTAGACCACGAAACAAACTCGTGACACTTCTCACCTACCCACGACCACTCAGTACCGTTGTCGTAGTCTTTCGCCACGATGCAGTGGATAACTGTGGCATCAATGGCGTCTGTTTCTATATCTACAATAGCTCTCATATTTAGAAAGGAACATCTTGGTCATCTTCATTATCAATAAAAGGATTGTCAATCTGTGTCATACGTCCTGTCTCAGTATCATAATGTAGATGCGTAGCTACTCCTGTGTCTCCTGTATACCTGTTCTTTAAGATACGCACTGTAGTTGTGTTGGCTTCTACCGGGTCGGAAGCTTGTTGGTTACGTTCTAATGCTATCACACTATCACTAAGATGTGCAATAGAGGCAGACCCACGAAGGTGTGACAGGCTTACCTCACGGCCATCCTCATGGCCTTTGTCACCTGAAGGGCGACGTAGGTGGCTGACAAGCAGCAACCCTATCCCTGTCTCCTCTACAAGAGAACGTAGCTTGGTCATAAGAATATCAATAGACTTACGCTCGTCGCCGTTGTCTTCCTGTCCTGACACAAGGATAGAGAGATGATCTAAGAAAATCCATTTACAATCAAGAGCCTTAGCCATGTAGCGTACACGATCTAGTATCTCGTCGTTAGAGACAGAACCAAAATGATCGAAGGCAAAGAACCTACCAGTACCTACTGTCTTCTCCTGCCAATCATTCAGTTGTTCTTGTGTGAATTGATCTCTAATCTCTTTAATATACAATCTTGCGTTAGCTTCTACTGCCATAAGGTTGAACGCTGTATTACGAACATTCTCCTCTAGTGCTAGTACACCAATATTATACTTAGTAGTTGTCATAATATGATGCATAAGTTCTCGAATGATACTACTCTTACCCATACCAGCACCACTAGTAAACGTAACTAGTTCTCCTGTACGCATACCGTATGTCTTGTCATTGAGCTTAGACCAAGGATACTGGACTGATTCAAAATATGCTTCGTCATACAACGAAGACCCTAGCTCATTGAGATTTAGGATACCTGCTGGTGTGTAAGACTTAGCGTTCCACCATGCCTCAACAAACTGCTGGCGCTGCCCTGTCTTCAGATACTCATTAGCATCCTTCATGTTGAGGTAGACAATCTTACATTTGTTAGGCTCGAACAGTTGGCCTACCTTCTGTGCTGCTTCACGTCCTTCTTTATCATTATCAAAACACAGTACAATATTATCAAACATGTTAAGGAAAGCAAATGATTCTTTGCAGTTCTTTACTGCTGCGCCAGCACCGTTCTTGAGAGAAACAACAGGCCACTTAGAACCTAGAATTTCATAGGCTGACATAGCATCTAACTCACCCTCACAGACAGTAACATACTTACCCTTGCGAGGGAACAGGTGTTGTCCAAACAAACCTGCATTGGAGAGATCACCTTCTGACCAGAACCTTTTACCCTCAACACCTCTGATCTTCCGGGCAATCAACTCCCCGTCCGCCCCTCTATAAGAGTATAGGTGATGGGTAATAGTAGCATTGTTTTTAATAACTGATACACCATAAAGCTTGGCCGTATCAGCAGCAATCTTACGATCACCAAGGTCAGAGATAACAGCATTGTCATAACTATTTAAAGGTTTTGTTTTATCAATAGATACTACTGTATTAGTTTGCATACTTGTTTCCTCATTGGATGGAATAAATTCTTCACATTTGTGGCAATACTGATGCCCATCTGAGTACAAAGAGTTTGCATCAGAAGAGCCGCAGGATTCACATGGAAGATGCTGCACGAAAGTTGCTGTGTCTGTCATGTTTTACTCGCTGCTAGATACAATTTTATAGAGTTTCTTATAATCTACGTGACGTTCTGAGTAGATAGCATAATACAATCTACTATAATAGTCAAGGGTTTCTTCGGCTTCATTTTTTGTTCTGATGCCCTCACTCACTAAAGTATTTGTATTGGTATTTTTAACTGCCCATTTTTTTACCATTACATTGCTCCTTGTAAAGCTTTCCATGATACAGGAAATCTTTGTTCGAGTTGTCTATTTATATCTTTAACTACATCTCTTGTCTCCTTCTGCGTATCACTAGCTAGGCGTAGCTTACACACCCTAGCAAAGGCTGCGATGCTACCACTCCAGTACCATTCAGTATACATACCTTGTGGTAGTACAGCCCTAGCCTGTTCTTCACATACTCCTTGGGAGAGTAAAGATTTATAAGCATCAACCGCATGGCGTATAGCGTCTCCGTAGATGTTGCTCATAATTTTTGGTGACATTAGTAATTCTTCTGATGATCCTTGTTTCTTATCGTCAGCAGCCTTACGCCATTCTTCTGTGTACCATACCTCTGGATCATCAGACACGTAGCGACGGCTCACCTCGTTCCATACTAACCCTACCTGATGCTTACCAAGTTGTCTAGCTACAAAGATAGGCGCTCTCATATGGAACTGTGCGGAGCAGTGTCCGAACGGTGTCCAGTGATTGTGCTGGGCAAGATAGTTAATTAACTTAGCATCTTTGTCAGAGATTGGTTTGCTTTTGGGTGAGCGTTTGTTGAACGATACCCTTGCTGCATTTACAACAGTAACATCACTGCCCATGTGGTCTATAAGTTTAGCTGTCATTGAAAGTTTCCTCCCATAGATTATCTACAAAGTTTTCCTTGTCCTCCATGATCTCGTTGATCTCCTCCTTGGCAAGCTTCTTAGCTTCCTTGGCCGTATACCCTTCGTCACTGTACTGTCTAGTGAGATCACGAAACAAATGGTTACGTTCTTTTTCCCATAGATTTTTTGCCATTACTCTGCCCACTTACCTCTGTTAATTCCTAGTTGCGCGCTTAGTTTTTTAATTGTCTCTTCTTTATCTTCTATAGCTTTCTTCAATGTAAATACATATTGCTCCAGCTTTAGAATTTTCTGTGCATCAGTCATCGCTTTGCTTTCTTATAAAAGAAATGTTTACTTACCATCCCATCATCATCTTTGTTTCTTCTGACACACTATCCATAGTGAATGGTGGGTCAAAGGTGGTGATCACTTCTACATACAGAACTTCTTGGTTTTTATATCCTGCTGCTGATATATCTTGAACTATTATATCTGCAAATCCACAGAATGCAGATGTTAGTGTATGTGTTATCGTTACCCATTTATTTTCTTGGTTTATATCTATGTCATAGATAAGACCTAGATCATATATATTAATACTAATTTCAGGATCAAAGACTTCTCTTAGGTTGGCTATTATACGTTCTTTATCAATCATCGCTTTGCTTTCTTATAAAAGATGTGCTCACCTACTGTGTCCATAAGCACAAACTCTTTAGACGTAGCCCACGATGGCGAGACATATACTGCATGATAATGTGTAGCTCCTAAAGTATTACGGAGCATCGCACCATTTAATGTTAATTGAACTACTTTAACAACCTCTTCTAACGCCTTGCTATTATGCATACTCTCAGTCTTACCATCACACCAATAAGAGAATTGACATTTGTTTCTTACTGGTTTTCCTTCCCAATACCTGCCTTGTTTAACTACTCCGCATATAGTATTTGGGAAAGATTTATTGTGCATTCTTTCTAGGATCACATTAGCCACTGCTAATTTTCCTATGAAAGTTTCTGACCTAGCCTCAAAATAAACTGCTTCGACTAGGCATGTACGCTCATCCGCCTTTACAGGACTGATAAGCAAGAGCAGCAACAGACTGCTTAAAATATATTTAAACATTAATGTATCCTTAGAATTTCAAGGCCAGACATATGGTTTCCGAAGAAAGGCTCAAGAATTTCTTGCATGAATATCTGTGCTTCTAGCATAGTCTCAAATGTTTCGAGGCTATCCCCATCTTCTGCTACGAGAGGGGTTGTTTCTTCAAGGTCTGGTTCTTCAGGAACTTGTACTATAATATATGACATGGCCGCTCCTCTGGACACTTTTCTAGGTCAAGGATGGGGAGGTTATAGCAATCAGCACGTACTGTAAAGTTATTATCTCCATCCGTCTGTCCCTTTTTAAGGAAGCGCGCATCTTCTATATACTTTTTCTTATCGTAGTGTCCCAGTACCCAGCACCTTTGGTTATCATAAGATACACGAGTAAAAATATAGACATCACACTTCTGGTTAGGGTTGAAGTTAGATACCGAACACTCATAATAATCTTTGGGTGCTACAGATGTTCTTTTTGTTTTAACATCAGCAGTCGTTTGATCTGGTAGCACTAGATCGTACTGGTAGGTATGTTGTATTTCACCACCATATATTTTCTGTGCTGCTATCTCTCCTATAAACCCGGCAAGACTACCCCCACCTGACTCTATAGAGTTGTTAAGAACTCCCATCTCCTCTGCTAATTTAGCAGCCAAGGCTCTATCAAAATCAGTTAGCTCAATGACCTCCATCACCAATCTCCATTTATTTATTTATTTTTATGAATATTATATCACGCCACCTACGTTGTCCCTAATGATATCATTATGGTTTAACTCTGTCCAATAGATTTCTAGAGCCTGAGTATCCTCACACGCTTGGAAAGAATGCTTCTCTCCAGCAGGAACCACGCACATATCACCAGAAAATAACTCTGTCTCATCTATAAGTTCATAAGACTTATGCCGTTTAATAGTCAGCCAACCAGAGACAACATAGAAAGCATTGACCTTGCTCTGATGTGCATGTGTACTACAAAACCCACCCTTGTCCACATTGATCTCGTGTATTTCAATAGCACTACTTAGCAGTAAGGGCTGGGTCTTGCCCCACACTTTACCTTCAATGTTCATATTCTAATCCTCAGTTACTATAAGATCAAAAGCTTTATAAATAAACTCATTCAACTCTTCGGTATTATCAGGGTCATATCCGAATGAGAATATAAAATTCCTGACTGCTTCCAATGGGATATCTAGTTTAGGACTAGCTATCCAGTCAATGTGAATCACATTGTCAGACATCAACCATCCTCCTTCATCCCACAATACTCAATAATATATTCTCGCGCCTCTTCTCTAGCAACCTCTCCACTTTCTTGCTGGAGTGTATCTAAAATCTCACTCATTACCCAAGCTGATCGGGCTGAAGCCTTGCCCTTAGCCATAAGCTCATTAACCCGGTGTGCTGTAGGTGTCTTCAATCCATTGCTCATACTCATTCTCCATTACAAGTTGTTCAGTTCTGAGAAAACGATTTAAGTCTTGAACATCTACTCCTTCTACATTAGACATATACTCCTCAAGTGTTGGTGTGATCCAAGGATCATACTCTTGTTCAATAAAATCTAAGACTTCTTCTACGCTTCTGAACTCTTTTGCTTCAAAGATTTCTCTCTCCTTTTCTTTTCTAAACCTACTTGCTTGATTTCTTCAACGGTTCTTCCACATCCTATACAATATTCTTTATTGTCATCAAGCTTACAATCATAGCAACATTTGGTTGTCATGTCAATACTTCTTCTTTTAATTCTACTTCTACAGTCATGTCGTCATCGTGGAAAATCTTATGCTCAACCTCATTACCTTCAATATCGGTAACAGTTACCTTTGTAATAGTATAAGAAGGGTTACGGTGGGTATTACATACGATCTTACTAGCATTAAAACTCGTGGTCTCACTATACATTTCATTCTCCTTACTATTAAGTAACTACTGCTTACGTAGTAAGCTAAGTAGTAGTTACTAATAGAGTTGCTTGGCCTCCACAGCAGGACTCGAACCTGCAACCTACAGCTTAGAAGGCTGTTGCTCTATCCAGTTGAGCTATGTGGAGTATACGCATATTAGTCTGCTGTTGTCAAGTCTTCTAACTTCTTATTCAATAACGATGTGATCACAAGCATAGCATCCTCATTGGAAGGCGCATGAAGGAACGCTGCATCAATAGCTGCTGCCAATGAACCATAGACCACAACGATAGGGTTTTTATCTTCTTTTAAATTGTATTCTATCTCAGCACTAAAGAGTTCATAGAAACTGCTGATGTCTCTAACTCTGGTTTTCCATCCATCGTTAACCATTAATGTCCACCTTCCATAGTTACTTCATAATAATTAGTGGGGGGATAGTCTTTGGTAATAGCTTCAACTGTAAAAATAATACCTTCTCTTACAAGAACCGCTGTGTACTTAGCTAGGTCTTCTATATCATTAAAGAATGCACTACTCATTGCCTGTCTCCCATGTTGTGTCCCAAGGTACACCACGTTTTACAGTACGCCTCAAGATATTTTTCCATTTAGTTAAAGAAATACGTGAATAATTTTGTGGGATAGGATAGGTAGCTGACTTAGCTCTTACCCACTTCCATCCTACCTTAGCCTCTATTAGCCTAGCACCTGATCCTATATAAGGTAGCTCATCCTCAAGAAAAACCCAGCCTCTAAACTTTGGCATCCTTTTTCCTTTTTCTATAAAGAGTTAAGTTAATAATTGTATTGATCCACACACCAAGCAACACAACAAACTCTACCAGTAGTGTGAAGATGTCTACCAATAGTTAATCACAGTTAGATAATAACTAACTACCCCCATACAAAGTACAAGCAGGGCTAAGAGTGCGTAGGCTACGATTAATTTATACATTAGCGTCCCTGTCCACGGTATTTCTTGTATCGGGAGCGTCTATTTTTATTCATGGTTTTACTTGATATTGTAGCATGATTACCACCTATACTTGTCTTCTTCTTGGTCGTTTCTATAACTTCATTTGATTTAGATTTTATCATTTAGACCTACCAGTACTTATAAAGCATGAATGCGACTGCGGTTACACCACCAGCTATGAACGCCACAGCGTGGGTGAGTATCATTTCAATCATTTATTTTCTCCTTGGTATTTATTAATCTTAGTTTAATCATTTATTTTTTTTACCTTAGCATACCAGCATTACGGAGTGCCTGAACGATATCGTGCGCTGCCTGATCTGTTTCCGCGAGCAAAGACTCCACTATATCCTCTGCCGTGCGTACTTCAAGGTCGCATAGTACCTCAAGTTCAGCAATCCGCTCGGCTGCTTTGACGAGCAGTCCGCGAGGGACAAGTACGCTGCTACTAAGAGCGTTGTGAGAAGCCTGACGGGATGCACCTATGAGGTCGTCAATAATATTCATTACATATCCTCTGATAGCTGTTTCATTGCCTCAATATCTGTCATTGGTAATGTGTTAATATAACACAGATATGAAATACCAATATAGCTTAGTTCAATAGCGAAGAATGCCAACACTACAAACGGTAAGAGTTTAAACATTTTCTTTTGTTTCTCCTTTGGTGTGAGCGGCGGGACTTGAACCCGCAAGCCATAGCTGGCGACAGATTTTAAGTCTGTTGTGTTTACCAATTTCACCACGCTCACCGTTTATATTAGTTTCCTTGTGCTACATTGTGAGCCACACGAACGAGGCGGGAACGATTGTTCTCCACAATCCAGCGAAGGCCGCTCCTATTAGATCGAATGGTAGGCTTAACAGATGACTTACCAAACACAGTAATGCTATGGTAAGGAACATCAACACGCCATCCATTATTGATTGAATGAAAACCATAGCCATACTTAGGTGACTTGGCATTGACACGAGCAGTAAGTTTCACAGTCTTAGACATTTTAGTTTACCTTTTTGATTAAAGAATTTTCCATAATAACCTGAGCAAAAAACTCAGTAGCTTTCTTACCCTTATCGGTCTTGATGCCTGTAATTGATGGTCTATTACTACCATACAATTCGCCATCAGTCAAGTACTGATCTCCAAAGATGGAAGTTTCCTCATATTTCAGAGGCTTACCTATGTTCTCACGCATATTTTTCTTACTGGGATATAGAAATAACATAACCATTTGTTTACATTCCTTATAAAGTTTAGTTAATTTTGCTTACATATTCTGAGTTTGTATATCCATCAGGAACTATATCAAAGTCTGTATTACAATTAGGATCAATGTTAAGCGTATCAAACCCAGACCTTGTGGGTGCTGGCTTCACATCTTTTTCTATAAATTCTCCATAATCATCTATGTTTTCGCGTATTATTGTAAGATGATCCTCATAACTTTCCATAAGAATTTGTGCAGTTTTAGCATATTCTTTAGCGATCATGTCTAAGAATTCTTGTGGGTACGCCTTGATCGAAGCATCCTTCTTTTTAGCTTGCTCTAGTCTGTGTTGGATAGTACTTTGAGCAGCCTGAAATAGTTGGTTTAAGTCTGTACTACCATTATAGTTTTGAGAACAACAAGTCATCTGTATTTCTTTTACATAAGATGCGAAGGTCATAATTTATTCTCCAAAGATTTCAGTTAACATGGACTCATGATCAATAATCTCAACGGGAGTAGCGTGGTGTTCAGTCTCACAGGCATCACAGTAATATATATCAGTGTTATCTACAGTTAGAATGTATTCCATACGTTCTGTCATGCCTTTGCAAACTTTACATATTTTTTCTGTGACATATGCACTCATTTAATTATCCTTGTTTTTGATATTGGTTTACAGGCGTCGTCAACGTAGAAGTCAGTTATTATCCTTCCCCTTGATGGCTTTAGCCTCTCCCATCTTTTGCAATACTCATTAGGGTGCTTCCAATATTGCTAATATCGTTCCAAAAGATAGACCCTTGTTTGACATCTTGCATGGATTGGAGTTGACGGAGTAACTTGATTGCTTGGACGTTAGCCATTTCCAGCGGAGTTGTAGGAAATTCCTTTACGTCTGGTAAAACTACATCTGATATATCTCTAAGCATTTAATTACCCTCTGTTTCTGTTTAATTCTATGTACATGTCTCGGCAAGTATACCCCTCTTGATTAAGATAAGTTTCATAATCATAGGGTGCTTGCTCTTCTGCTTCTTCAGCGGACATACCACATTCGACCTGTAAATCTTTTGCCCAGCCTATGATCCACGCTGCTTCAAATGCTGCGTGTTGATCTTCGTTCATTTCATGGAACATAAGTGTCGAAAAATCTTCCATTTAATTACCCTCTATAACTGCAATGATATCAGCCAATGCTTCTTCCTGTCCTCGCTTACTACGCTTATAGCTTTTACCAGTAAACTTGCCGATAGTTCGCAGCATGTTAGTGACAGTCCATCTAGTATTAACTTTTTCACCATGCCTAATCCAGAATTTCAAGCCATGCTTCAAAGCTACAGCCTGATACATATTAGGTTCGATTGATATTGCTTCGCTTGTCATAGTCTATGCCCTTGCCATTGTCTGATGGATACCCATGATAGCATTGCTATGCAACCAAGACACATCGTCGCCAGCTTCAAAATGCTTTGGATATTTTTCTGCTACTAAATTGCACCAGTTATTCCAAAGCATTTCACTGCCACCGATTTCCTTACACACTGCAAGATACTTTCTTGCTTTGTTAAAGTTAGCAGCAGTCATTTTTCCCTTGTCTTTCCCATTTGTCTTGAACGTATTCTCATTGATATCATACTCTCTAAGATTATGACAGTCAAGACATCCTCCCTCACCAGTAGTAAGCTGCATGATAAACCCTGCTTTTACCAAGCCAATGCACGGTATACGCTGCAAAGATATCAGAAACTCTTCTGGATATATGTCGCCAGCCCTTCGACTCTGTACTAAATTGTACAGCCAAGGCGAGTTTTTTATTACAAATCTCATACCTTCTCTTTGCAAAGACATTAAGTCATTGAATGATTTTATACCTTTGTCACGATAATTGTCCAGCATATCTGGCAACAGCCAAGTAAAAGTTCTGATGCTTGCAATAACAAATATTACTGCCATCACGGTCTGAATTGGGCCTTGATCCGCATACTTCTGGATCATTAGATTGTCACGGTTATACATTATATTTGTATACTTTAGATCATCACGCATTAGATTTTCCTTTGGTGCGTTTGGTAAGTTCTTCCTTGGCAGTTTCCAGTCTATGAGTTTCTTCGGTCGTGTTGAGCCAAGGATGCATAGACAAAGCCTTGACCATGTTTCTCAGTTCCCATGTGGGACGGGTTCTCATTAGCTTATCCTTAGATGCTATTAGGTGTGAAGTCTTGGACTGGTGTATCAAACCAACGGTCTCGCTCAATCTTGAGACCCATCGGACCAGTTACACTGGTAAGTTCCGACAGTCTAAAGCTACCCCATTCTCGCTCCATGCCTTCTACAAAGCCAAAGAACA